AGCCCGAGTTCACAGATCAAATCGAAGTCCGGACGTTTAAGTCGAACAACCGAGACTTTGTTTCCGGAAACTTCGACCGGATCTTCTAATTCGTAGACTTCTTCTCTCATGACCATCTCCCGGATCGACCGACAAACTTAATACCCACTGTCCCGCCGTCGCTTTCAAAGTCCATCTCTCCTTCGACCCATGCGTCGGAGAGCGTGTAAGTCTTGCCGTTAGCCAATTCGGCCACGATCGTGCCCTCTGTCATGGTGTCCAGATCCTCAATCGGGAAGTCCGGCGTAACCAGGTAAGTTCCGTCTATGAACGGAGCGACCGGTGTTTCTTTAAAGTGAACCGATCCGTTAGTCGACACAATGGTTTCTTTTGTGGACGTAGAGAGCGGAATTGTCATTCCGCCGGAAATATCCAGACTTTTGCCATCCACAGTGATATGGCAGACACCTGCAATGCGCATTCTTAAATTCCTTATTCGTTAAATTGGAGTCTGAACTGAGCCAGAACCGCGAAAATTCGGAGCTGGTTAACCAGGTCCGGCGGCAGCAAGACATCCACTCGGTTCGGATCGTCTTTGTTTCGCTCAACGATCAGATATTTCGCAAAGAGCGCCGTGTTCTCAACGATGGCCTTGTCTTCCAGCTGCTTATAGAGAGAAATAATTTCGCCTCGGATAATGGAAGGCGTGACAACTGCTTGGCCGGCTCCGAATCGTGTCCCGTCGCTTGCTAACTTGTGGCGCGGGTACTTGCTTGTAATTCGAGTGCGCAGCGCCCGCAGAATGTAGGCCAGCGTGTGAAGTGTTTCGGAGTCCAGATAGGAGTTATCCGCGTCTCCGAAGCGATTCTTCTGGTACGTTGTGATGGCGCGCTCAACACGCATATAACCTGCTTCCGTGTACTGCGTGGCAATACCGTTATTGAGCAGGATCTGACGCTCTTCCATCACAAAGCGCTTGCCGTAGGGAGCCGAAGTAATTCCGATCAGCTCAAGCGTCTGAGTCGGACGCGCCGGATCAATAGAGATCTTTGCCGCGTTCTGTGCTCCGTAGGCGGCAAGCACC